GAAATCATCGAGAGTCATCCCGTCATTAGCAGCCAGCTGCTCCACGTTTAGGATACGTTTTCCGTCTATGAAAACGGTCGGCTGCTCGATATCGGAGTCCCATGTCATTTGCACCTGCTGGATACCGATTTTCTTCAATCTTTTCACCTCCAGCTGCGGAGTGTGATAAGGACGGCCAATCCACCGGCGGATAGATAGCTCCGCATTATGGGAGTTGATAAGCTCCACGTTGTACGCCCATTTGCCCGGATCCTCACGAAACGTGTGGATCTTGGTTCCTTTAATTACTTTCTCAGGAAAGCCGGTGAGTTGGCCTCTTTTAAAATGGCCTACCGGAAACCGGCTTGCGAGTGGTAAAACAATTTGTTTCATATATATTCTGTTATACGTTATTTTTCTCCTTGTCAAATTCTGCTAAAAACATCTGTAATCCTACTCCCATTGAGCACACACCATCGAACAATTTATACATCAGTTCCGGCTCTTCTTCCCAAATTTGATAGACTATTACTTTTTTCCCTGCACCTTTCATCCATCCTGCCTCCGAATGTGCAGAGCGTCCACAAGGCAATACAAGAACACAAACATCTGCCCATTGCATAGCATCAAAATCCGATTTGAAACCAGCTTGTGCAATGGGGTGTTCAAGTGCTGCCCTATATTGATCTGTACTCCAATTCTCCCAATCTTCATCAATCTGCGACCACTGGAATCCCGTTTTCCCGGCAGGATGTCTAAAGTCATAAACCTCATGTCCTTGTTCACGAAGAAAACTAACCACTTGGGGTTGATGTTGATTTCTCCAACTACTTGCTACATAAATCTTTGCCATATTCTTGTTCCTTTCTATTTGGAATTACGTTCAAACGCCGTTCAACCAGCGTTTGAACAGGGTTTTATACTATTTCGCTGCCGCCACCTTTTTCTCCCGGTGAATGGCATCTTTCACGCATCGCAAATCAAACTCCGATTTTTCCGTCACATCGATCACGTTTGCAATAAGTTTTTTATCCATCAGTCCGTTGGCTTGGCAAATGGCAAATACATCATTATGGGAGGTTGGTTCCAGCTCAAAGAACTTACGCCCAATGCGGGAATAAATCTCGTTATAGCCTTTCCGGTTGTGGTTCAAACCGCAGTCAATACGATGCTGGATGTAATCGGTGGATAAGAAAGTAATCCCGCATTTACCCTCCAACCGATTATACAGGTTGATAAAGTAGTGGAACACGTTATCGTTCAACTTGTCACCCTCATCGAACACCAAAAGCGGATTTTCCATCTGTATGATGCTCTCGATGGCCAAGTCCAATATTTCACGGATACGCATCCCGCAAGTCTTAAAACCGAGTTTACGGGCGATCTCCCGAACAAAATCACCTTTCCGCATATCCTCATCACAAAGGATGACGAACACCTCATGATTCTTTTGAGCGTACATGGTGGCTGTCGTTGTTTTGCCACATCCCGCACCACCCACGATCCAGCGGACTTTTTTAAACTCCTGCGCATCGCTCAGGGCATACCATATTTCCTGAAAGGAGTTCGTTTCCACGAGCTGCCATCCGGTGGCTGCAGCTGCTGGAGTAATTTGAGCGATGATATTGCGGAACATATCATCACTGATACTCTCATACTTGCCGTTAATCACGGCACTCAGTGTCCCTGCAGACACGCCGTTCAAACTTGCCGCAGCCTTTTTTTGGCTGGAATACTTCGCTGCATATACCCGGAGAGCCTCACGGATATCATCTTTCTCTTTCTGTGTCATTGTACTGTTCATTTTATATTAGAATTATAATTTTCCTGCTACTTTCTTTTCATTCAGGCGGATATCACCATTCAGCTGGTCAAACGTGATGTTGCTTATTAGCTTTGTCACCTTACCGGCGGAGAGCTGTTCCGGATCCTGACTGTACCGGCGGACTCGGCGTTCAATTTCACGCTCCGTTTCGCTCTTTGCACCTTTCAATTTCGGACGTTTGAGTCCCTGTTGTTCCATACTCACGCCATGCGCCTGCTCGATGATACGTGCATCAACCTGACGCTCGATGCGATCCTCCGTGTTCGCCTCTATATTCCGGCGGATAAAGGACATTTCACCCTCGGTCTGTTCCTGAATATTCCGGTGGATAACGATATAAGGCTCTGCAGTCCGTACAAATCGCAGCTCTCCTGCTTTATCTTTCTTGTATAGCCGTACCGAGGTATGATCATAAGGATCATACATGGTGTAGAACTTTTGCCCTCTATTTTTTCTTAGGAATTCGTGATCAGGCACACCCGGAACCTCGTAAACCTCGTATGTAAACTCACGTTTTTTAATGGTTATTTTCAGACCGTTATCTGTATAAGTGGAGGGCTTATCAGTCATCACCCAAAACATCTCGATCATGTCGAGAACGCCCACTGTCGGGGTATCAGGATTCACGCTGTTTCGGTACATCTCGATGCGGTTCATCCCGGTAGCAAAATGCTTGCTTTCGTTCCATTCTTTCCGGGCGGCAGCGTATGCTGCTTTCAGTTCGGCCAAAGTGTAAAGTTTATCCTTGTTTGCCTCGATACGCTCTAAATTCGGGCGGCTCGTGTCCTTTTTGGTGGTGATATTTTGACCGGTGAACCTCCAATCCTTATGCAAAACCTCAGCCTGAAAACGTCCGAAAACGCTCTCTATCGTTTTGGATTGCCCGCTGTATGGAGCCGTGGTTCTATGAACATGGCCGACAATCTTATCAAAGAAATGGCTATTCTGCAGTTTCTTGTGGCCTCCCTGATTATCATGCACCAGCTCGTAAGGCTTATGACCTGATACCTGAATGGCCATGCGGTAGGCATTATATTGCGCCTCGTAGTCCTCGCTGTCTGAAATGTGGTATCCCAAAAATACCTCCGAATAAGCATCGATGACCTCGTAAACCTGAGTGGTACGAACCACCAGCTTACCGTCCTTGTCATAGTCTTTATAGTACAAATTGATTTTCGTACCATCACCATACCACAAGGAGTCACGCATCGAGGGAAGCTCGGTTTTATTCTTGCGGCTGTAACGCTGGTGGGCTTTCAGCTCCCCGTGAACGGCATCGTACCACAACGGTTCGATGTCAGGACGGTTCAGGAACCCACGGAGGCTCTGAATGCTCCGGAGCTGCTTCCAGCCTTTCTCTTCTGCAATCCGGTTGAATTCCACGAATATTTGAGCATCAGTATAAACGGGAACGCCACTCCGCTTTAACGCTATAATCATGTTACCGGCTTCCTCGGTTATTTTCAGGGTATTGTCATTCCCCATTTTCTTGCTGATCAGGCAGGAGTAACCCTCTTTCTTGTATTGGTTTATCTTGTCTTTCAGCCGGGCGGCGTTTTCAGGCAGTGTGTGGCCATAAGAATCACGGAGGCGGTCTGCCGTTCCGATAATCGTTTCCCATACTTTCTTTGTACTTCCACCCAAAGCCTTGCGATAGCCCTCCCGGTCATTCAGGATCGATATCAACTCGTTCAGTACCGAGGCGTTTATGGTGTATTCCTCTTTTTTCCTTTCGGTAAGGCTCACCATCTCGCCGGCCTTGTCATACCGGTAATCCTCAAAGAATGTTCGGGCGGCATCATCTATTTTAAGCCTGTCTTTCATGCACTGCTCTTTGATTAGCTCCACCGGATCACCATACTTTTGCTCAAAGCGGATCCGGTAACGTTCAGGTAGGGAGGAATAGACATATAAAGCGATGTTTCCTCCACCGCCTCCACGAGAAATAACATCAACACGTTTCCTGTATTGCAAGGACTTCAATGTTCCGGGTTTTATTACCGGATCATTTCCTGATGTTAATTCATCGTAAGTTGCACATACTGTTTTTCCAAAATACTCCATACCTTTTTAAACTTTGTCCCCGGAGGCGGAGTCGAACCACCTCAAAAGACCGTCCGGGATTTTTCTTACCTTTGCAAAATCAAATCGTTATCATCATGGAAACATCATTTTGTATCACTTTTTACATTGATCAGGAGATTGCCCAGCCTGACAACGTTCGCACAGCGTTTGCAAATCAGCTAAGGAGATTGAACCTGAGATACAGAAGTAAGCCTTATTATCCCGAATCCGGATGGTTAACCCCCGCGTTTGGAGTTCCGGTGGAGTTGAGTTTCTATACGTCAATTCCAAAAGGCCGGCCAAGCGGAAGTAAGGCTCTTCATCAAGCTCTAAAAAACGCCGTGAACGAGATTGAGAGGGAACATAAGGAGGTTGTAAAGACAGCCATAGAGAGGGCGTGTCATCCATCTCGTTGACGATTTCGGGGCATCTTGCGGAGTACAAGGTTCTTTCCGCATCAAGCAGATCTTCAAACGATTTTCTGATAGTGTCATCTTCTTTAACGTGAAATACTCTTTTCATGATTAATCCTCCTTTATATTTAATGGTACTTTTTTAATCAGGCGGGCGGCATTGGCAAAATTCAAGACTACCACTATAATAGCCCATATCGGACTATCATCAGTTATACATAAAAAGCATAAACTTAGGCAGAAATACCACACGTAAAACTTTTGCCTCGCAGTCAAAGAGAAATACTCCCTGAACTCATCTCCAAAGAGAAGTAACAACACCTCTTTCATACCGCCTCCTTTTGATCTCCGATTTCAACACCTCCACGTTCAAGGGCTACCTTACGGATAAGCCTCGCCTTGCTGCTGTTACTGCGATAAACCAGTGCCTCCCAAACGGCTTTGCTCGTGACTTTAAAATCCTTTGAGATTTTCTTGATCTCACCACGATCTACTACTATTCGCTTTCTCATATCACATTGTTTTTAAAAGTTATTCATTGTCATATCAGCCGTTTTCACTACCTTTACAGCCGGTAATATTAATACGGTGATGCAAATATATAGGATAATTATCACAATATAAAGCAAAATCGTGATTATTTTCACAGAAAGAATAAAATTATGATTGAACGAATTAGCCAATTTATACAAAATCAAGGGATTAGCGTTAGATCTTTTGAACAGTCAATATCTGCGAGCGATGGCATGATTAGGCGAGCCATAAATAATAAAACAGATATTCAAAGCAAATGGCTTTCCGTTATTGCGGATAATTATCCTCACCTCAATTTAGAATGGCTAATAACAGGGCGAGGCTCTATGCTAAAGGAAACCCCACAGCCGCTATCACTCCCGACTATTAATTATGAATATAAGGGAGCACCTTACTACAATGTAGATTTTATCGGTGGATTTGATCTCGTTTTAAATGATCAAACAATTAATCCGGATTACTATATAAATTTTGAGCCTTACAATAAACCCGGTGTTGTGTGGTGTAATATTACAGGTCATTCTATGGAACCCGAATTAAGCAACGGAGACTATATCGCCCTCAAAGAAATGACCGATCCCGTCCAATATCTCCCCTATGGAGAAATATATGCCATCGTGACAGAAAGCTATCGGACTGTTAAACGAATAGGAAAAGCAGACCAAAAAGATTTTATTCGCTTAATCCCCACCAATAAAAGCCCGGAATACAGTCCGCAAGACATTCCTATTTCCATGATACAGAAAGTATACGCAGTATTAGGAAGTATGCACAGATTGTTCTAA